CAATGAGGACAATACAGAAACTTTACCAGAAGGCTTTGCTGACTGGGAAGAATGGTATGGAGATTTTAGAGGACAGACTTGTAAAAGAACTTCCTATAACACCAGTGCTAATGCACACAGTGGAGAAGGAACTCCTTTTAGAGGTAACTATGCAGGTATAGGATATACTTATGATCCAGATCAAGATGTATTTATAGCACCTAAACCTTATGAAAGTTGGGTACTTAATTCTAACTGGGTATGGGAAGCACCTATAGCTGGACCAGATGATGGTAACCAATATATATGGAATGAGAACGCATACCAGGGTGATAACACCCAAGGTTGGGAACTCGCAAATGTCTAGCGAAATTAAAGTAGATACAATATCAGAAAAGACTTCTGCTAATGGCGTTGCTATAGATAGTGTCACATTAAAAGATGGTGAAGTAGTAGGAGCAATCTTAACAGACTATGTTGAAAAAGATGTAGCAGTTACTTCTGGTACAACACTTACAATAGATTTAGCAAATGGAAACACAGGTTCAGTTACACTTGCACACAATGTAACAGACATAGATTTTACAAATGTACCAACAGATGGTACTTCTTCATTCACATTAAAAGTAACACAAGATGGAACAGGTAGCAGGACTATGGCTATTAACGCTATTACAATTAATGGTGGTGGTAATGTTACAGGACTAACTCCAGGAGCTGCTGGTCTTACACTTAGTACAGGTGCAGCAGACATAGACTTAGTATCGTTCTTATTCTTTGATGCTTCAACACCCTTAATCAATTCATTATTAGACTTTAGTTAGGAGTTCAAATGCCATTAGGTGCAACAAGATTTGGATTTTCTGGAGCTGCTTTACCCGATTTATTAGTTGAAACCTTAGTCATTGCTGGTGCAGGTGGTGGCGGTGGAGGAGCTGGTGGTGGTGGAGGAGCTGGTGGTATGATTGAAAATACAACAGGTCAAATATTTTCTACAAGTACTACATATTCTATATCAATAGGTGGTGGTGGTAGTGCAGGTTATTACACAGGTGGAGATGCTGGTAGTGGTACTAATGGTGGAGCAGGAACTAACACTTCTATCACAGGTTCTGATATAACAGATGTAACTTGTATTGGTGGTGGTAGAGGAGCTGGTGGTCGCCCAGCAAAAAACGGTGGTTCTGGAGGTTCTGGTGGTGGTGGTGGTGGATTTCAAGCAAATGTATATTCTAGTGGTGGTGCAGGAACATCTGGTCAAGGTTATTCTGGTGGTGGTGGCTCTGGCTCTCCACACGCATACAGAGGTGGTAAAGGTGGTGGTAGAGGAAGTGCTGGTGGAAATGGTTATACTAATGGTTCTGGTTTAAGTTCATCAATGACAGGTTCTGCTGTTACTTATGCTACTGGTGGTGCTGGTAGAGGTGCTGGAGATAGTGGTACTGGTTCATCTGGTGCAGCTAATACAGGAAATGGTGGTATGGGTGGACATCAAAATGGTACTGGAGGTTCTGGTGGTTCTGGAATAATTGTTTTAAAATATCCAAAAGAATATACAATAAATGAAACTGGTATAGTTGTTGCGACTACAACCATTGGAGATTACAAACACACAAGTATCAATTCTGGTACAGGTAGTTTTACTTTTAGCTAAACCTTAATAAATAATCGTATGATAAAATTCATAGTATGGATTATTTAATTGGTTTTCTTTTAGGATATTTTTTAAAAGAAGCTCTCGGATTTATTAAAAGAATAAGCGAATACGATTGGGATAATCGTGCATCATATAAAGAAGATTGGGATTGGATAACCCACGAGGATCTTCCATAATGACAAACTCTAATCAAGATTTTACACAGAAGGAGTTATTAAAATTGGTCATTGATAGATTAGACAGACTAGAAGAAAAACTAGATAATAAATTGGACAAAGCAGAGTTTTATAAAGTATTAGGATTAGTTGCCACAGTTATATTAATTGTTGGTAGCCTAAGTATGTAATGGAAGCGAAGATAAATCTTAACCAAGTATTACAAGGTGGTTTAGCTGCACTTGTAGGTTGGTTATTTAAAACAGTTAACGATCTGCAACAACAAGTAACAGCGTTGCAAGTAGAAATAATAAATGCAAATGCAAAAGTTAGTGATGTATTAAACATCATACAAGGTATTGATTCAGAGATTACAGAGATAATCTGGAAGATAGGTGGATAATGATTTGTGGTTTATGTACAGGAATGTGTAACACTTGCCCAATAAAAACACTAAGATAAGTGTATGAAATTACAAGTAGTCAGGACACAATATGGTAAGGATGCAACTAATGGGATGTTGTTTATTGATGGTAAGTTTGAGTGTTATACTTTAGAGGATCAGTACCAAGCAGTCAAAGTAATGCACGAAACCTGCATACCAGAAGGTACATACAAACTTAAACTTAGGACAATTGGTGGATTCAATACTCGTTACACTAAGAAATACCCTACCTTTCATAGAGGTATGTTGTGGTTACAAGATGTACCAGGCTTTGAATACATTTTAATTCATCAGGGTAATACTGATGAGCACACATCTGGATGTTTGATAGTTGGTGACTCACAACAAGACTTAGATGTAAACTTTAATGGTATGGTTGGCAGTAGTGCTAACGCTTACAAGAAACTCTATCCTAAAGTGTCAGGTGCAATACTCAAAGGTGATGATGTCACCATAGAATATACAAAGATAAACCTTAGTGGTGAAGATAACAAAGCTAAAGACCATATGATACTAGCTGATAGCGTATATGAAAAACTTCAAGAGATAAATGGAAATGTTATCAAAACAAATGCAATGCTTAAAGGTAGACTTATTACATAATGTTTGAGCGATTCAAAAGAAAAAGAAACGAGGATGGTACATTCAAAATGGATGTTAGGTGGACACCTTGGAACGAAGCCTGGAGTTATAAAATGAATGAAGAACTAAAAGATATGTTAGAGAGAGCTGTATGGACTTTCATAGAAGCCTTTCTCGGTGCATTAGTGATCAGCCCAATGGTAGGAATAGAGGCATCAGCCCTTGAAATTGCTGCTATATCTGGTGGTGGTGCTGCTTTATCTGTCATCAAGACATTCGCAAAGAAAAAAATAAGCTAAAACTGTCATAAAATCTGACTATACTAAGCCTTAACAGAAAGGCTGCGTATGAAGAAAGATAAAAAAGACTTAGGTAATAACTATTTTAAGTCAGGTTGGCAACCATCAGCAGAGTTTGATGAGTCAACTGGCTTAGGAGAGATTACTCATATAGGTCAAGACCCTAATTACAAATCTAAATTTGATACTATCTTAAAAGATTGGGGCTTTGATCCAGAACATTACGAGATAGATGGCAAGGTTAAAGCATCATCTTGGAACACACAACTTAAAGGTGGAGATGTTGAAACCTTTTATGCGTTTAAAGGAGTGGTCAGAAGGCGACATCCACAGCGTGATGAGTGGTATGATAAGCTCCTTAAAGAAGTATCAAAGAAGAAACCACTTAAGAAAAAGAAGATTAAGAGTGATCTGGCGTACATATTCACGCTAAGTGACTGGCAACTAGGGAAAGTTGACCTCGGAGTAGAGAAAACGCTTGAGAGATACGACAAGGCACTTGAGAGAGCAGTAGCAGAGGTTAGGCGACTAGGTAGCGTAGATGAAATTTATTTGCTTTCTATGGGCGATTTAACCGAAGGTTGCTACGGATTCTACGACTCACAACCACATAATGTGTCACTTAATCTATCTCAACAGTATCACTTAGCAAGAAAACTGATAATGAAAACTGTTGATACATTTCTACCCTATGCAAACAAGATTGTACTGTCTGGTGTACCTGCTAATCACGGAGAGATGGCTAGATCAGGTAAAGGACAGGTAGTTACATCACGATTAGACAACTCTGACACTATGCACTTAGAGATATGTCAAGAGATTATGGAACAGAACCCACGATACAAGAAAGTAAGTGTGTCCATACCAGAGGGTTTCCACCATACAGTAGATATAAAAGGATTAACTGTTGGATTTACCCACGGACATATGCACAGTGGTGGTACTGGTCCAGAGGGTAAGATAATGAAGTGGTGGCAAGGACAAATGTTTGGTGACTTTCCTGTTGGAGATGCAGAGATTCTTATTACAGGACACTTTCATCATCCTCGTATGATGCAGCAAGGTAACAGAACTTGGTTTCAATGCCCATCTATTGATGCAAGTATAGACTTTACTGCACGAACTGGTATGTGGAGTAAGCCTGGAGTGTTAACCTTTACTGTTGATAAAGATGGTTGGGATAATTACAAGATAGTTTAGACAGAGTAAATTTTGTATTTAACTGTAAGCTCTGATCCTGGTTCTATATCTTCTAATGTATATAGATAGCGTGTCATCTTACCTTGTATCTCACAGTTGGGTGTGTCACTATGATTTATGAATCCACCAAGTGGTGTTCGTAGTAAGTTATTAGGTTCACCATACCATCTAGCGTGTGTCATTCCTATAACTTCATAAGCAGGTATATCTTTAATTGCAAACAAACCTAACCCTTCTACCTTACTGGGTTGAATAGTGAGGTAGTTAGGTAAAGGTCTATACATCTTCTTCTATTATTTCAACATCAATGTCAATATATTTAGGTGCATCTACTAATTCTAGATCTTTGTATTCACCTGCATTAGACAACCTAATTATTATTTTCATTCTTCTTCTTGTTTGACTTCTTGATTAGTAATAGTCATAGGGTGTAGAGGTAAGATTGCAGCAATCTCTTGCTTACCATCTGCCTTATTAAATATAATTGTTTTAAAGCTACCTCTCTTCTCTAACTCTGCTAGTAGTTCTAGCATATTGACCTTTGATAGATCAGCCATTATTCTTCCTCCTTTATAGATGTATCAAATACCATAGTACCTAATTCATCTGCTCTTTTTATCATTCTTCCGACAAGCTCTGCACATTGTGGTACTACTGCATTTCCCAGGGCCATAAGAATTGGTTTCCTATTTGGATAATCTTCTGCTGATCTAGGCATACCATACTCCCATAATGCGAAATCTTTTATAGTATCTCTAAGTTGTCTAAATATTTCTAATGGTAATGTTTTTCTTTTAGATGATATGCTACCAGTTAATACAGTACCATATGTGTCTTTCCAATCTCTTGCAGCTGCAGTAGGAAAGTTATCTAATGTATGTTGCCATACATTTACTACACCTAATTTAGCCATCCATCCGGGAAACCCATAAGCCGTGCCACCCATCCATAGTTCAGCCTCCTTCCTATCATCTCTGGATTCTTCTCTCCCAACTCCATCTCCAATGTTGAGTTCCTTTTCCCTGCTCTCACTGATGGAGCGAAGTTGTTTATTGGTTTTGGTGTTTGACTCGCTAGAGGTGTACTCCAAATCTTTGGATTCTCCCTTAGATTTCCTGACATTTTTCTCTTTGACTTCCTCTCCTTGTCGCCACGATACAGTGCGTTCTCCAATGCTTTGCCTGTTCTCGGAGGTAGATGATCCATTGTGTTCGGTGTCTGCCAAGATGCCAACTCCAAAGAATCTTTTTCTAAGGTGTGCTGCACCAACTGATCTTGCTGATATAATTTGCCATTCAAATCTATAGCTCCTGCTCTGGGCAATATCTTTGATAACTCTTTCAAAGGCTTTCCCTTTGTTCGCTGTAAATAATCCTGGGACATTTTCCAAGATAAAGTATTGTGGTCTAAGTACATCAATAAATCTCCATACTTCATCCCATAACCATCTTTCATCCATCACTCCTTTTCTTGAACCTGCTGTTGAAACAGGTTGGCAGGGAAATCCTGCTGTTAATATATCTATCTTCGGTAAATCCAAAGGATTTATATTTTCTACTTTGTCATTAATCACTAATGTATTAGGGAAGTTTTTTTCTAAGATAGAACAACAGAAGTCATCCATCTCTATCATCCACTCACTAGATGTAGCTAATCCAGATCTCTCTAGTCCATACTCTAGTCCACCAATACCACTGAATAGACTTCCAACTCTCATAACATCTCCTTATGTATTTTTGCTTTACCCTCGTACAAGAATCCTACTACTTTTGTAATAGGTTTTGTATTATCAAACTCTGTTGTCTTTGGCATAGGTTGTTCTGTCCATTGAAAGTCGTAATTTTCAAGCACCAAATTATGTATATTCCAAGTCATAATCTTTCCATTGTATTCTGTAAGATAAATAAACTTCTTTGTTTTCTCTACTGATTTAACAATGTTGCTTTTAAATTTTTTCTTTTCTATAATCCAGCTTCTGTATTCTTTATCTCTTGACTTTATCTCTATAATGTAGTCATCACCCTCTGCATCACAAGAACAGAATTGATCCTCGCATTCAAGTAAGTTAAGATCAGGATAAAGACTATTTAATTTATCTATAATATCTGCTTGTTTCATACTTCATAACCTTTCTGCATTCTTTA